AGAGTACCGAAGTACCCCCCCCCACTTTAGTACATTAAAGTTGCTCATGTTCAGCCCTCCGCGACAGGCTCCGGGGAAACGCGGTTGTCAAACACCTGCGAGGCCACGCAGATGCCGTCATCGCGGACAATCTGCACCATCTCAAACTGGTAGTTTTCGCTGTCGATGTCAGCGGCAAGGATGTTGTAGTACCGCTTAAACGCCTGTTTCTCGTCCGCAAACTGCTGAATACTGTTTGCCTGTTTCCCGGTCTGGTCGATGTTCACGCGAGTAACGAAATACATTCTGTCCATGATTTATTTCTCCTTTTTAAGTAGTCTCAATGAGGATGATGTCAACGGTCGTACTGCCGCTCATAGTGCCGCCAAGCACGATTTCACCCGCCGAAGTTGTCCACGAAACATCAGACCGAATTGCGGACGGAGTGCCGAAAACACATTCCACCACACGCATATCAGCGGTAATGTTCGCGTTGGAAAGCGTTGCCGGGAGCGAAGTCAATGTAGCGGTCAGATGAATGGGGATAACAGGTGCGCCAAGGTCGGCGGGGACAAGCTGGACATTGCCCAGAGTAGGCGAAACGCCATTGACAGTAGAAACCGCGCCAGTACCGTTCTGTCCGTTGTAGACATTGAACGTGCCGACAGCCGTTTCCCCAACGTATACGGTGTATGTGTCCGTTGTACCGGGGGAACCATCACCAGAAGTGCGTGTAACTGATGTGATGGGGTCGCCGGGGTCGCCCTTGTCGCCTTTGTACTCATACCATGTATACGCGGTATAGGCGGTCGGTGCAGTCGCAGATGTGCCGCTATAAACGCCAATCCAGTCATCAGGAATCTGCGATAAATCGCTATCTGCTGTCGGCTCAGTATGCGACCACCGAATCCAGACGTATGTCTGGTCGCCCGTATCGCCCTTTTCGCCGTCATAGACAGTAATGTCGTAATGGGTAGTGTCGGCAAGGGTCATGCGATATGTTTTTGCCCTGCCAACAGTTGAAATCAGTTCAAAATTCTGGATGCCGCCGTGACCATCCGCAAAAGATACGAGCCAGTTTTCCAGAATCTGACCAGTCAGCTTTTTCGCGGTATTGTTCTGTTCCAGTACGAATAGGTCATTCGACTGGACAGACGATGCAGCCGCAAGTTCGCTTATTGCTCTATCAGCCATCTGTTGCCGTTTCCCCCTCTTCGTTAGAATCAAGTTCGGCAATCTTGCGTTCGATTGCCATCATGCACCCCAAAAGAGTGTCAAGGTTGTCTTTGCCCTTGACCTCGATACAGTTAAGAGAATTGAGAAGTGTGTGAAGAAATTCGTCCATATCAATACCCCAGATAATGAATGGTTGTGCCGTCTATTGTTTTCGTTTGTATGCTAACAGATGTATAATTGTACATAGTTCCAATTTTCAGCCCATTAATAATCGCGCCACCGCTGGCTCGAAGCGTGTTGCCAAAATCAGATGTACCAGTAACATTCAACGCACCGCAGTTGAATAAGCGCGGCCCCGCGTTACCAGACTGTGTTGCATTGTTATAGTTGTACCCATACCCCGCGCCCGTTGACCATGTGCCACCGTTGGTATACGCACTCTGCGCCCCACTTCTAAGAGCCGCCGCTGTGATGTTCGTGCCGCCGATGTTCAGCGTCCCGGTCAGCGTCATGTTATGCGCTTTGACCACGCCACTGTTCGATGCTTGAAAATATGCCCCAGATGTGGAACCAAGCTGAATTCCAGACGAGCCAAGATATATGCCGTTCTTGTTTCCGTTCCATGTCAAACCGTTGTAACTAATGGCATTGGAGCCAATGTCAAAGCCGCCGATTTTGCCGCTTGTCGCAGTAATCTTGCCTGTGACAGTCGCGCCGTTTCGGTCAACCTTAAAGACCTCTGTGCCGTTCGCCTTGACCGTCCATGCGGTCGAGGTCAAAGACCACGAAACGGAAGAACTGCTCCCGCCCGTTTCAGAGACCTTGGCGGCAATCTCGTTCGACTGGATACGGAACTCAGATTCGATAGCGGAGAATTTGCGGTTTATCTCTCGGTTTTCTTTTGGCTTAAACGGATACTCATGGTCGATTTCTTCATCATTTGGCGCGTCCACATCGGCTGTCATAAGAGAGTTGTAGTCGCGTGTTATGTGGTAAATACCAGAGTACATACCGTTGAGGCTTATGCCGTCGCCTAATTCAGCGGCGGGACTGGCAAGAGCGCGCGTTGCCGTAAACGGCTGATACTGAAAGCCTCTTATCCGGGCGAGGGCTTTGTCGGCCTGTTCCTGTGTGCCCAAAGGATTTTGGATGGTAAGAACGCGACCGGCAGTAGAACCGGCGAAATAAGAAGTGTTTTCATCTACTACCACTTCCACCCCGGAATAACCGTCAAACTGTTCGGATGCGTTCAATCCCTCGAATCGTTTATTGAGGGTGTCGATAGAGTATTCAGACAAGGATTCGGTCACCTCCGAAAACGATGGCAAAGCCGCCGCTGTCTACGAGATAGTTGGTTTCGGGCGGGATGCTGTTGATGGGAATGAGAAGCAAATCGCCGTCATAATTCATGACCCAGTTCCCGGCGTACATGGCGGCGATATATCCCAAGATTTCTCGCATGGAGTAACCGACAGGAGCGGAAATTTGATAGGCATCGGTCATGACGGCCCATGTGCGCTCGTCTACGCCTACGCCAAGGGCGGCGGCGATTTCGCTCACGACAGCGGTATCGACCACCGGCCAAGAATGAGTGGTATCGGGGTAATCCCGCTCGGTCATCAGCATCGCATCATAAGCGTGGATAGTAATGACATCGAGGCCGTCATCGTTTTGGGTCGTTTCGCGGGTGTCGATGTAGAATATTCCCTGCGGTATCCATTCGCTTGTCTGTTCGCCGTTTGTAATGCGGACATACGGGCGAACGAGGGCCATGCGGGGGATTTCACCGGCAGGGCGTATCATGGAGAGATCTAACTCACCGGAGAGGCAGGAGCCTACGCTCGGCACATTCTCCGAGAAGGCACGGAGGGAGATGGACAGGCTTTCTATCTGGCTCTCGCCGAAGCCGCTGTCTGCCCCGCCTTGCGAGACGAGAATGGCTACGCCGCCGAAGGTGATATTCTCACCGGCCTTTGTTATCAGCCGTCCGCTCTCGCCTATTACAACGGTGTATTCGTACCAGTGGTGTTTCTGGCCGGTGAAGATTTCGTTCCAGAGATTCGATACCGTATACATGGCATCACCTCGGAGATAGTTGCCGCAGACACATCTCGGAGCCTTTGTAGTAGCGGTTGCCGTCTATGGAGCGGAGGCCAAAAGCAGAGGAAATGCTACTGGTGAAGCGCATATAGGCGGTGTAGTCGGTGTCCGTGTCCGGGTCGGTATATACAACTGTATTCGTCCCGTTGATGGTATCGTAAAGGGCCGCTGTCTCCGCGTCGGTCAGCGGCCTAAGGCTGAAATAGATACTCGGACGGCGTATCATTTTCCCGTAGTACTCCGTCCCGTCTATCGCGGTCATAGTGTGCGGGTATTCGATATCGCAGACAACTCGGTACGTGGAGAGCAGACCGGAATAATCAACGCCGTTGATGGTAAATGTGACATCAATCATCCTGTTGCCCTCCCAAGGTTGCGCTCATACCGTTTCACGCTCTCGCCCACTTTCTTGCCGTCGAGCATGACCTGCGAGACGATGTAGATTGGCCGGTTGTCCTCCTGTACGGTCGTACCGCCGCGCCGCCACTCGTTCGCCTCGCGGGAGGTGAGGACGGCTTCGCCTTGGTGCAGTTCGGCCAAGTAGCCGTTGAACGGCACGTAGTCGAGGCCACCGGCGTGGGAGCCATTGACACCGGCGTTTCCGTTTACGTTAACATCGACATTTCTCCCGCCGAACAGTCCATCCCATAGGCTGTTGAACCAACTGACAAGGCCGTCCCATGCGGCACTAATGCCATCGCCGATTTTATTGACGATGTCCATGCCGAGGCCTTTAATATCGTCCCATCTTTCCGCGAAAGCATCAACGATTCCCATGATGATTTCCGCTACCGCATTCAAAATCTCCGGTATATTGTCGATGAGGCCAGATACCAGAGCGAGAATCAGTTCGAGCGCGGAAACAACGAGCGCGGGGGCGTTTCTTATAAGAGCGTCCACGAGGGAGCTGACGATAGGCTTCGCCTGTTCAATAAGGAACGGCAGATTCTGTGCAAGGCCGCTTACGAGTTGGACAATCAAATTCGCGCCGACATCGATGAGCATTGGGGCGACATTGACGATAAATTCCCCTAACCTAGTGATGATTTCATTCGCGCCGTCGCCAAGGTTGTTTACGTACTCGCTTATCCCGGTGAGGATGGTGGTAATCATTTCTTCCGCTATCGGTATCAATTCAGGGAGCGTTTCTGTAATTGCGGAAACGAATGAGGTGACGAGGGACAACGCGGCAGACATGATACTCGGTAGAACATTGCTCACTAATTTCGGGAGTTCCGCGGTAATCTTTGGAGCAAGTTTTTCAATCAGTTTCCCTATTCCCTGCAGGGATTGCTCGATGCGGGGGATGATGTTACCCGCGGCAGTAGAAACAGAATTGACGAAGTTGTCAATCAGTTGGTCAAAATCGGCGTTGTCATCCGCTATGCCAACGAGAAGGTTCTGCCATGCGGACTTAGCCGATGCGAGGCTCCCTTGAATAGTGGTACTGGCTTCTTTCGCCGTTGTACCGGTAATTCCCATTTCCGACTGGACAATGTGGATAGCCTCAACAATATCGGCGTAGCTATATACGAGATTACCGGATGCGTCTTTTTGCAGATTGAAACTTGTCGAGAGTTTATCCGCGTCTTGAAGAAGCCGCTCCATTTCAGTTTTTGTACCGCCGTAGCCTAATTTGAGGTTGTCGAGCATGGTATAGTTCTGCTTCGCAAAACCTTGATAGGCGTTCTGGATGGAGGCCATGTCGGTGCCCATCTTGTTCGCGTTATCGGCCATGTCCGTTATGGCGGTATTGGCGTATTCTGCCGCCTTTGCGGTATCGCCGCCGACAGACTGCAAGAGCGAGGCAGAAAAGCCGGTAACGGTCTCCATGTACTCGTTGGCAGAGAGACCGGCTGTTTTATAGGCTTCTGCGGCGTATTTCTGTACGACATCGGCACTATCGCCGAAAAGCGTCTCAACGCCGCCCACGAGCTGTTCGTAGTCGGCGTATGAGCTGATAGCCTGTTTCGCTAGGGCCGACACACCGGTTGCCGCCGCACCGAGGGCGACGCCCATCCCTTTCGCAACACTTGCGGCGGCGTTCCCGGCCTTTTCGAGGCCGTGCTTGAAGCCGTTATCGTCTAAGGTAATCTTCGCTACGAGGTCAAATACGTCCATCGTTTCCCTCCTCTCTGATGGTTTTGAGGCGCGATTTTACGCCAGATATAACATCCGTCGCCGTTCGCGTTTCCTGCGGCTTGAAGATGTCTGCGTATCTTGGGTTAGATTTGCCGAGCCATCCCAAACGCATAGCGTCGGTGATGTATATCCGGTAAGCCCGTTCGTCGTATTCCTGCCGAACACGGGCTTTATAGTAGGAGAGGAAGGGTTTTAGCTTTCTACTTCCTCGGTATTCTCCGTAGCAGAGCCAGAAGAAGCGGACGGTTTCATCTGACCCTGCGACCGAAAAAGGTTAATTGTCTCCTCGTCGTTGAGGATTTCGAGGAGTTTTACCGGGAGCGTCAGAATACTGACGGAGTATGTTTCCGGGTCTTCCCCATCCAGAATGGCGAGGATGCGGATGACCGCTTTCTTGTGGGCTTTCACGGCGATTTTGATGGCCGTGAGTTTATCCCCTCTCCGGGCGGCATCGACCACGTTTTTGTCGGCCATGATTTCTGCCGCAGGTTCAATTAAATCGGCGAACAGGTCAAGAGCCTGTTCGCCGCGAAAATCAGAAATTTTCATTTTTTACCTCAGGGGTCAGCGGAATAGAACTCCATCGGCACGGTGTCTTGGTCATTGATGGAGACATGGCCGGTGATTTCGACGGAGAGCTGTCCCTTGCCGCTCTTGGTGGTCTGCAGGGAGAAGCCACCGGTGGACAGGGCGTTCATCAGTTTCACGGCAACCATGCCGCCGTCCGCTCTGTCGCCGACCCACCAGAGGTCGCTAAAATCGGTCTGCGCGAGGTCGCGGCGGGGGACGATTTTGCTCGCATTGGTGCCGTCGATATCAGCCGCGCCGAGGGCCAGTTTGATATTGGCGGGGCTAACGCCGAGGGAAGTGAAGGACATACCGCACTCCCAACCGTCGAGATGCTTCAACTCTTTCGTATTGACCGGGCAGTTATCGACATCCTCGCCGAGGTCGCTGTAGGTGGGGACGCAGGTGATGCTAATGCCGCCCGTGGTGGCGCAGATGATGTCCGCGTCGGCGGGTTCAGCGGCAGTTGCGGGGTCGAACGTTTTCAGAAGGACACCGGCCTCCAACTGCAATCCCTCAAAGGTATCTTCCGGGATTTTTGTAAATTTACCCATATGGGCCTCCTTCTTTACGCCGATAGAAACTCGGCCTGTATGTTGATGTGAATGCGGCGTATGTCATTTTCTCTCTCGTCTGGCATACGCTGTGCGAATGGCGAACCGCGTGCAATCCACACGCCGCCGCCGTCATACCGGCACACGCGACCGCCGAGGCCGATATATGCGCCGATTTCCTCTGCCTTTCGGGTTATTTCGGCCCAAGAGGTAGATTTGTACCAGATGTCCGCGCCGATGAAAACAGGCGCGTCAAGGTAGTCGACAGCCGTCTCATACGTGATATACGGGTAATCGATTTCCAACTGCTCCATGGTGGAGCTGTCGTACGCGCTCTGCTCGTCTAGTGCCGGGAGGCCAAAGGATGACCAGAAGCCATATAGGGCCTGTGCTTTATCCATTGGGGATGCTCCATTCTTCCGCGCTCACCTGTCGCATATCCAAGGTCGCACTTCCGGGGGTCTTTTTATCGTCCCCGTCAGAAGTGACGCGGAAAACCTTCCCGTCCGATACGCGCCGAAATGCGTCATGGTATTGGAGGTTGATGGCTTTCCGGGTCGTGATGGTATAGACGGAAGTGAGGCCCTGCACCTGTGCGGTACGCGCCTGTGTGGAGTTATCGAGGACGATAGCGGCGTCGAATGTCGCGCCGTCCGTCCATTCGGTGATAATCCCGCCGTACCCGTCCGGGGTAGTCCTTTTGTCGTAGAGGACGCAGGATTCCATTTGTTCGTCGAGTAGGCTCATATCTTCCTCCACATATTGAGGCGCGAGGCAAAGGTCTTTTGCCATCCGGTTTCGGTATTGGCCGCGGTCGCGGTCGAACCTTTGGAATAGGAATAGCCGCCGAAGCTTTCCGAGTTATACGGCGACATGGCGACGGAATCTGCCGTCTCATACTTGGTGCGCCATGCATCGATATCCGCGTCCAAATCCAAGACGGCCTTTGGAATACCGAGCGACCAGATGGCCCCGTCAAAGGTTTCAGCGGTGAGGTCTGTGGCGGGGTACTTGTGTACGCCGTCATTGAAAACGCTCCCGACGATGCGAAAATATTGGCCGTCGAGGAGTTCCGGGGCGGTGATGTTGCCGCCCTCGATGGTGAACGTGCCGAAATACTTGTCACGTTCAAACCAGTTATGCAGTTCTTGGCATAGTTCGGTCAGCATTTCACCGCCTCCTTGTTATCGCAGGTATTGGGACATTACATAGCCGCCGTCATAGAGGGCGACCCATCCGTCAGGCGTTTCCTCGTTCGTGATTCTGACTTCACGCCCAAAAGGAAGCACCGCCAGAATCCGAGCGGACTTTGACGGTGCTTCTCTTACGTTTAGGCCTCCCTCAAAGGCGACCGCGTATACGGTACGCCGACGAGCCATATATCAACCCGCGGCGGCGGCGGTGATGGTGCCCTTGATGACACCGGCAGCGTACTCCACGAGGAACTGGATGCCGTCCATCACGAGACTCTCAATCTGGGCGCGCTCCTCGTTCTGGTAACCGGACTTGATGCCGATGTAGCCGAGCTCGTCAGCGGTGAGGCTGAAAGCGTTGGCGATGTCGCCGTTCATGGTGAGGTAGTAGAGGATGATGTTCTCCTTGGCCGTGGCGACGAAGGTGCCCTTCGTGACGCGGGAGGTCAGAATGACGGTGCCGAGGCCGAGGAAGTTCTCGATGTAGTTGAGGCCGAAGACGGTCTGGGTGGAAATCTGCGCGCCGCCGAGATAGTCGGAAACATCTTCGGGGTTGACGAAGTAGACGGCCTCGGCAGCATCGTCCTCGAACTGCACCTGCAGCTTGCCCCACGCATTGGCGAGGGCTTTCTGGAGGCCAACGCCGGTGGCGGTGACGGAGCCGGTGATGGTGCCGTTGAGGAAAGTGAAGAAATCGGTGCGGATGCCCTTCTGGACATCGCGGAGCAGGGCGGTATCGGTATCGTTGACAGCGGCCTGATAACCGGACTTCTTGATGGCCTCGGCAGAGACGGCCTTACGCCACTTTTTGAGGGTGATTTCGCCCACGGCGGTCTTAGTGGTCGCGTACCGGCTCAGAGGGATAATCTCGCCCTCGGGGACGGAACCGCTCTGCAGGGTGCCGCTCGTGGCGTACACGTACATCGTGGTGCCTTCCATCATGGGGATGCGGCGGGTGACACCGAGAACCTCAATCAGCTTTTCGAGGCTGTTGTGGGTGAAGCGGGTGACGAAGTCGACCTCACGGGCCTTCGCCATCTGGGAGACGGTGATGAGATTGGTTTCGGGGGTAGTTACAACATTGGCCATGGTATGGCTCCTTTCTGGCTTTAATAGCCGAACAGTTCATGATTTTCGGCAATCGCTTTCTGACGCTCCGTAGCATCCTTGATTGCCATGATTTCATCTTTGGTGGCGTACTTCTTGCCGCCGTTGTTGGCGGGAGGAGTGGCGGTATTCGCGCCGTGGGTATCGGTGGAGATGATGAAATCGGCCCACTCGGTTTTGATACTCTCGGTCAGCTTGTCCGCGCCTTTGATTTTCCCGTCCTTATCGAGTTCGACGGAATCGATGTCCGAAACTTTGAGAACGGCCTCAATGCGCTTATCGGCGATACCGGCCTCTTTGAGGAGGGCGCGGTAGGCGTTGCTCTTGGCGGCTTTCGTTTCTTTGGCCGTCTGCTCGGTCTTGTAGGTGTCGAACTCTTCTTTGAGGGCCTCGTATTTTACCTTATACGGGTCTTTGCCGTCCTTTTCTGCGGCGGCTTTCAGAGTGTCCAATTCCTTCTGGACGGCGGGGAGCCTTTCGGCATCCTCTTTGTACTGGTCACGCTCAGCCTTGATGTCGGCGAGGGTGTCCTGATGGACATTGATGATTTCGTCTGCCTTATCCGCGTCAATGCCCAACGCGGTAAGGAATTTACGGGTAAGTGCCATGACACAATCTCCTTTTCTTTGGGGGCAGTACTTCGCCCACGATTGTTATTTATAAAAACGCCGGTGCTTTGGCGTTTTAGACATGAAAAAACAGCCTCGCGGCTGTCATTCGTCCTTTAGGTATCTTTTCGCTATCGCCCTGTACTCGTCGGAGTGTTCAGAAGCAGCAGATTTTATGAAATGCTTTGGCGGGTGCTTATTGCCGCCGACATCGATGAACCCGTACTCTTGGTACGGGGCGTACTCCACGTTTGTGCCGATGTACGCGCTGTCCTTGTCCGTTGCATGGGTAATGCTGTTACGCAGGTTACCGGTATCAACGGGGGCCAGTTTCTTCGCATACCCCTCTGCTTTCAGCCCTATGGCCTCTAAAGCGGCTCGTTTCTGTTCGCCGAGGGCCGCGAGGATTTGCGGGGTATTATTCTCGAATCGTACGCCCATATCATACCTCCGGGCATGAAAAAGCCACCTTCCAATCGGACGGTGGCTCTATCGTTAAATCGCCTTTGGGGTTGTCTTACTGCTTCACCCATACATCGTCAAACGGAATGTAGCAATAAAGAACATCATCCGGGATTCGGACTTCTTTTTTCTTCGTTCCGTTGTCATGGTCGCCGCGGTAACACATTCGGACAGTTAACTCTTTCTTGTCTACGCGGCAGGTGCAAGGCGCGTGTATCGGCTCTCCATTGTCGCCGCAAACAGTGATGTAATATGCGTTGTCGTCCTCTTTGGCGAGGCAGAATTTTTTCGCTTTGGTGAATGCGAGGGCCACATCTACTGCTTGTGTCAGGTTATAAGACGTCATTTCTAAACACATCCCATATATTACTGTTGAATGGTAAATCGTCGATACGAAAGATGGATGTCGCTTTGGGATTCATCGCGCCCATATACCACCCGCAATTCATATCGCCGTTTTGCGGGTCGATGAAATGAACTTCGCCCTGTATATTTTCCGCGATGAATACGTGTCCCATGCCGCTGTCTTCCCAGAAGCCGCTGATAATAGCGCGCGAACCGTTCCCGTATTCTTTCATAAGTTTTTCAACAGTTGCCGTTGCCTGCTCCTTTGTGAATCCGCGAAGTTGGCTAAACGATAGCCCTGCGGCGTGCCATAGCTTATCGTCATATCTTCCGTTCGATTCATACGGGAGAGTATGCCCGGTTCCAATTGCGAAGCGGTCTGTCTCTGGGTAATAGCACGGTAGAGCGGTTACATCGTACCCGCGCCGCCTTGCCTCATACGTTGTTACGCATCTCTGGCAATTATTCTTCCATTCTGGCGTGCCTGCACTGTGGTAGTTCGGGTTAACCGCTCGGCAGTCATCGGCGCGGCTGTGTTTCCCGGGTATTGGTTTGAGGCCTTGCACAACATCGGGGTTTTCAATCGGTTTCGGTGCTGCCTCGCCAATTTCTGCGATTCGTTCGCGCCGCTCCCTACGTTGTCTGGAACCGGAATGCGGCTGCGCTTGGCCTTTGATGTCATGCTCGTCCTTCCACTCTTCGTATGTCATCTTACCAAGGTGGTCGGTGTTTCGCAAGCGCAAATCCGAAGAATCGTCCTCAAACCCCTTTAATCTTGCGATAAGGGTACACCGGCAATTGTAGATTTCACCGGGAGGGCCGTACGGGTCGCCGGGGTATCTGCATCCGTTGGAGAACTTCTTTCCTACTGGTACGTGTTCGCCGTCCAGTTGGCGGTGGGAGTGGCGGGTGCGACCGTCAAGGGTGGCAAGCCATTCCTGCTCCATGTCGATGCCCATGTTTATAGCGCGGAGATAGCTATCGACGCGACCGGCGTTCTGCGCACCTGTCATGCAGGTACGGGCCGTCCGGACGGATTGGTTGAGATTCATCTGTGCCACGCCGCGCATACGTTTTGCGATAGCGTTTATGCTCTCGCCCTGTACGATGCCCTGCATGACGGCAGAGGTTATCTTTTGCCGGTTCCATCGGGTATCTTCATTTATGAAGCGTTCCCAACTATCCCCGCCCTCTCGCGGGTACGGGAGTAGCCTCGGCTCCGGGAGGGTTATCGCGCCATCGCGCAGGAGCCGTTCGACGGTCATGCGGTCATACATGGTGTACGAGGTATCGACTAACGCACCACGCTCAACCTCAAAGGTGGCGTAGTTATGGTTGAGGGCGTATGCGTCGGCCTCGTACCCGTATATGATACTCGCGGCCTTTTCGTTTACCCGCGTCAGGTCTGTTGCTATCGCGTTGACCTGCTCCTGCCACCGCTTGCCTATCATTATTTGGCCGGTGCGCCAGTAGTTGTAGTAGTCGGCTGTTATCTCGCCGTTTGCAAGCTGCGCGCGCTTTATCCTGTCCTTTGCCTCGAAGCGTCGGAAATAGTCCTCCATCTTCTCGGTGGCCTCCCGCGCCGCTTGGGAGTACTCCTGTCGGAGAATGTCTTCAAGGCCCGATAGAAGCTGTTCTGTTTCCGCGTGGCCTATATCCACCGTTCAACCTCCGTTTATACCGTGGGGAGACTGTTCGCGTTGATTTGCGCGATGATGTCCTCGGCCTTATCGCCGTCGCCGAGGAGTTCGAGGGCCTTGCGGGTAATGTACTCGCCGTCGAGATATTCTGCGGCCTGTACGAGCATCTGCATCTCCTCTTGGCTGTTCACGATAGCCGAGCGGGTGAAGGTCGGGTTGTCATCGATACCGGCAACGCTCAAAATGCCATTGATGAAATGTATCGTGCAGTATTCGAACTGGTCGGTTTTACTGTTGAGAGGCTCATAGGCGGCGCGAATCTGCGTGGCGGTTGTGGCACCGCTTGCAATTCTGTCGGTATCGAGGGCCATAGCGTCCTTGTAGAGGTCTTTTTCGAGCCTGTCCAGAAGGGCCTCGCGGCTCTCATACGGGACATCTATCGTATGGGCCTCTGCCCTCGCCTCCGTACCGCCCTCGCCACCGGAACGGGCGGCGTGGATGGTACGCATACGGTCGACGAATTCGGCCAAGTCCACATCGTCCATGCCACCGGCGTTCTGAATCGTCCAGTAGACATAGGACGCTTCGTCCACGGTGTCGGCGAAACCGGATTTAATGAGGTCATAGCAGTCTATCTGCTCTCGGAGGCCTTCGAGTTCGGACTGGTGGTGAGGATTGCCCCAGAACGGGATGATGGGGAATGACGGATAATTCTCGCCGTCATAGATGACGGTATTATCTTCCCTGTCCTTCTCGTCGCCGATGGCTTTGATGATGTACGGGCGTTTCCCTATCGGGTTGTCGTTCTTATCATGGAGGAAGTCGCCCTTGCCGTCTTTCCATCGGTAGTCCGTGTATCCGTCCGGTTCGTATAGCGTGGCCCTCAATGGCTTCTTGGGGTCAATCTGCCAGAAGCGGATACCGGCCATCAATGCCCCGTTCTCCTCGTCATAGAGGGGGGCGAACTCGGTCAGCTTGAAAACATCGATATGGTCGAGGTTGAAAAAGCCGAAAGAGACACCCCCTGTAAGGGCGGCTTTCGCGGCCTCCTGCAGTTGGGTGTCGAAGTCATCGCCGAGTTTGGCGGCGGTATCGGTATGCTCCCATGTCACGCCGTTTCCGAGGAGATACTGCGTCTCCTGTACGATGAAGCGGTCGAAGAAATTGGAGCGGAGTTTATAGTTGGCCGAGTAGTTGTCCGGGACGGCCTTTCCGGTGACGGTATAGAGCAGTTTCTGGTACTGCATTATCGTCACGTTCCGTCTCTTGGCGTAGTCCTCGGCGATAGCGGCCATGCGGTACATGGGCGTGGCCTTGTGCTGACTGATACAGCCGCGGACGAAATCTATGCGGCTCTGGTCGTTATCACCGACTTCGAGCAAATCTTGATAGGTATATATCGCTGTCACCCCCGTACGGCGTGTACTGCCGCTTATTCTTGGAAATGCCCATGGTCTTGACGAAGTAGCGCGTCGCGTCCATTAGGTGGTCGTTCTCTTTCACCGGCTTATCCTCGGCTTGGCTGTCGTCCCATACGTAACCCTCTGCCTCTTTACGCCAGTTTTTCATATCGGGGCTTACTTTCAGTTTCCCCGTCTGCATCGCCGTTGCCGTCTCCCGTATGCCGTCCGCTACTGCGTTGTCGGCTTTGAGAACGGAATATCTGTGATTGCGCTTCTGCAATAGGGCGATGAAAGAAGCCGCCGATGGGTCTATGACCGTCCGGAGCGGCTTGCGTATTTCGTATGGCTTATCATCCTCTGGCGGCATGGATGCCTCGAAATCCGCTAACCATGCGTCCAAGTCCTGCGCGTACTCCTCGTCCGTCTTCTGTACGCCCGTGGTGCGGCCCGAGTAGTAGTACTCGCGGAGGCCGTACCATGTGGGGCCGTATTTGCCCCACAGTGCCGCCGCAAATGCGTTTTGGGTGCCGTAGTCTATACTCAATACCACTTTTTCTGGAACGCCGTGTGGGGGCGTGTCAAAGGCCTGTTCGTACATGGGGTAGATAATACCCGTCGCGGCCCTCCATAGGCCGAGAATGTATCGGTCGTAGTATATCGTCCCGGCGTATTCCTTTTTCAGCTCCTCTACTATGTGGGGCGGGAGAACGCCGTCATCGATGACATATGACTGTTGGTATATATCGGCTTCACTATCAAGGAAGGCTTTGAACCAATGGCCGGGGCTGTCCGGGTTGCAGGTTCCGTCGAAATGGGAGTGTTCACAGCGGAGACGGGATTTGAGCATCTGGAATACTTCTTCCGACCATGTTGTTATCTCGTCGCCGTAGACATACTCGAATGTCGCGCCCTGTATACGCGCTACGTGCTTCTTGTTGTCCGCGCCCAAGGCGTAGACCTTTTTGCCGAATACCATCACGGTATTATCCGAGCGGATATTGCCTACGCATCCGGGCCAGATGAGACGCATCGGTTCGAGGATGTTCCGTTCGAGGGTTCCGCGCGTATTCCCTAACATGACCAGAAGCCCCTCGTCGCGGGATGCCGCTATGCGTTGTGGTATCGTGATAGCCATATCGACGAAGGACTTCCCGGAGCCGGTCGCGCCGGTCTTAATGTTCCACCGGTGGCTGCAGTTCTGCAGGTACTCCGTCTGCTTCTCTGTTAATGGCACTACTCACACTCCCGATGATATCCAAGGCCCGTTTGAGGGTTTCGGTGTTCTCTCCATCGCTCGGCGTTTCCCTCTGGCCGAGGTAGTTCTTGCCGAGGAAAATAGCCATAGCCGCGTTCTTCTCAGCCAGTCGCCATTGGGCGCGGCGAAGCGAAATTTTACCGGTGGCGCGCTTTTTTTCGAATACTGTGGAGAAAGGTTCGTTGTATGTATCGTGGCACCAACGGTCGAGGGTCTTTCTGGTTGTGTCAAACCAACCGCAGATTTCGTCCTCGGTGCATTGTAGGCCGCAGAGTTTCTCGAACTGGTCGGCATCAATCGGTTTTCGCGGCCTCGACATATTCCCTCCTGTTCAGTATCTTCGCCAATCCGTTCATGGCTTCGTTTGGTTTCCCGTGTTTTATCTGCCCCGCTATCGTCCGTACCTGTTGGCGGGTAAGGAGATGCCTGTATTCACGAAGCGTGGAATAGGCCGATTTGCCGTCATTCATCATCGGCCTCCAAGTCGTGAACCATGGTCTCGTCGATTTCAACGGGCGGGTAGTTCTCTTTGATTTTCTTCATATCGCCCTTATAGAACACTAGGATGTTCTGGTGGGTTTTGAGAACCTTTCTCCCGGCGTTGAATTGTTTCGCGGCCCGGAGCGCGCCCGTACCGATAGCGGTTACGAGGATGATTTCGTTGTAGTAGTGGAGACCGCAGTCGGTGAAGGCCTCCTGCGTATCCTTGACGAAGCCGTAGTACTCGCCGCGCTTATCTCTCACATCGCCGATGACGAATACCGCGAAACGGTTCTCTTTCAGCTTGCGACAGGCGGTGGCGATGATGTTCCGGTAGACGCGCAGGAAATCCGGGTACTCCATGTTGGAGATATCCCGCGGGTCATCGGAGTAGACTTCGAGGTCGGCGTACGGGGGACAAGAGAAAACCATGTCGACGCTGTTGTCCGGTACGTACTTATCCGCGTTCTGGCTGTCATCGCAGTAGTAGGTCGGGGATACACCGATGTCCTCGGCCTGTTTTTTATCTTCCTCTATCTGCCTCTCACTTAGGTCTATCCCGGTATAGTCATAGCCGAGATACGAGGCGACAACACCGCGTACGGAGCCACCGGCAAAGGGGTCGAAGATTTTCCCTCCGGGCTGATTGAACCAGTAGTACATACACTCGGTTAGAACGGGGTCGAAAACCGATGTGCCGGTCATGGTCGTGTTCCGGTTGCTGTTGGCGGCGAGTTTATCCAAGCCGTCCCCAATGAGGCCCCTGTCGCGGCCCAGACCGGAGGCGATGCCGAGGGATATCCATTCCTTTTTCCGTTTCTGCCATTCGCCGTTCTGCGCGTTGAGGACGCTAAAGGGCGGTTGGCCGTACCGGTCGAAAAGGGAAACGCCGGTCGCCTTGTCTTTGGAGTATTTCAAGTCCTCCTCGATATCGAAGCCGAAATCAAAGCCGTCGAAATCGAGGCCGTCCAGTTCCTCGGCCAGTAGGTCGAAATCCCATTCGGCGAACTCATTGGTCTTGTTGTCGAGGAGGCGGTATTTGCGTTTCTGTTCCTCTGTCAGGCCGCGTTTGATTACTACCTCGGCCTCCGTACGGCCCAAGCGCAAAAGGGCTTTACGGCGCGTGTGACCGGCGAGAATCACGTTGTTCTCGTCTACGATGATGGGGGCGATGTATTCGCATTGTCGGATAGATTCGGCGACAGCGTCTACGGCCCCGTCATTATCCCGCGGGTTGTTCTCATACGGGATGATGTCCGCGAGATTTAGGGTTACTAGTTCCATGTGTACCTCCGTTTTGTTTTTGTACCTCGATAAAAAACGGGCGGCGGGAGGAGGTACAGGCCCCCGCCGCCGTTCCCACAACACAGCCGCCCCTCCCGGCTATCTGGGTGTTGTGTACACCGCCCTGCGCTCGTTTACCGCGTGAGCGTCAGCCGCTAGAAAATGAAGAAAGGAGGAGTGAGGTGAGCGATGAAAAAAGGCGGGAGTTTTGGCTCCCACCTTTTGCATGATATACTCTATCACATTTTATGGGCCGATTTTTCCCACTTTTTTCCCATGTTAGAGGCTGACATAGCCCATCTCCCCCGCTATGGCGGTCAGAATCGTATTGATATGCCGGTAGGCCGAGGATTTGGATAGGTTTAGCTTCATCCCCGCTCCCTCTACGGTAAACTCCCGCCGCCAGTAGACGAGTTTCACGAGTTCGAGGTCTATATCGCCGAGATTGCGGAGAACGGCCTCTATCGCATTGCAGCTCGTTTCGAGCCAACGGAGATAGGGAGAGGAAATGATGCGGAGGGTAACATTCTCCGTCGCTCTCCCCGCCTCTCCCCCGTCTACTCCCGCGGTGAGGGAATACCCCTGCGTGGGGGAAGGTATCATATCGCGGATATATTCATCCATCTGCCGTCTGTCTTCCGGGTAGTGCTCTAATTGCCATTCGACAGTAGATTTGATTCTGGCGGGTATGGAAAACTTGTACTTCATCGGCCCGTACTCCCGAAACCGGAATCGCCGCGCTCCGTCTCCTCTAAGTCGTATGTGAGTTTCATGGGCGGGGTCGCGTACGGCATGATTATCATCTGGGCTATCTTGTCGCCCTTATGCACCATATACCCGGCATCGCCGAGGTTGTAGAGTTTCACTCGGATGGAGCCGGTATAGCCCTCGTCGATTACGCCGCCGCAGGAGACGACATCGTGGTTTACGTTCAGTCCGCTCTTGCTCTCGATTTTCCCGTAGTACATCGGCGGGAGGGCGATATGTACGCCGGTATCGAATACGCAACCTTTATGGGGCAGAATAGCCGCATCCTCGCGGGAGTAGAGGTCAAGACCTGCGTCTTGGTTATGTGCGCGTGTCGGCATCCGCGCTCCCCTGTCGAGTTTTACCGGCATTGTATACGGCGCGTCGATTTTCATGACCTGCGCCCGTGGTTTTTCTTCGATACCGAAAAGACTGGACTGCTCGTTCCGATTGCACATATCGCAATCTCCCGGACATGGCACACCGTCACAATCTTCGGTGTAGCGATATAGACTTGCGCTCATTCTTCCTCCTTTAGTTCTTGCTTCATTTTCCGTCTGGCTTTGCGTTTAAACAACGCTTCAAGTTTCTGCCGCTGTTTGATGAAAACGATGTGCGGCACATTCAAATCCCATGCGGTATAGTCGCGGTTTGTCCGCTTTTTCATTTCGTCAGCCATTGCCGCCGTCCATCTTCGTTCCGCAGTTTGGGCAGTACGGCGTTTGACCGTAGTTAATCCGGTGGCACTCAGAGCAGACTATGCACACTGGCCGATAACCGGGAGTGCCGTCAAGCACATCCAATTCCCACCGCCCATGTCGGACGGGTGCGACATCGGCGGAGGGAACATCGTCAACAGGATGCTCACATTCTTCGCATTTTGATGTTCCTACCCATGTGCAGAACTCGCAGACAAGTTCTTTCGCTTTGTCCTTTTCTATGTAATCAGCCATTGTCTACCTCCATTCTGAACACCCGCCGTTGCGATACCATACACAGCGGTCACATTTACCGTAGCAAGGTTTCATTCGTCTACCTCCACCGGGCTTTTGAGCCAGTCGAGCCAACAGTCTCGGCAGTTTGTCCTCATTGAGCATGGCATTGGCTCTTTGCCGTTCCACCGAGGGCATCCGCTATCATATGGTTTCATAAACTCTGCCAGTTCCTCATCCGTCATCGCCCGGATTCGGTCGGCGTTGGTCTGCTTCGGTTTGTTGGCGAGGATGCGTTCCTGCCATGTTCCAAGCCCGTTAACAACAGGAAACCGACAAGCTGTAAGAGAGCAGAAGCCTCGACTGTTCAGCATCCCGCAAGCGCCGCAATTCGGATTGTTCATCCCTCTCCCTCCTTATCTGCCGGGCTTTTGAGCCAATCCTCTATGTTGTCACTCGGTTGGTCATTGCAGCATTTGTAAAGCGGACATTCATGCGGACATTCGTTATCATCAATCGTCAACGGTCTGCGGGAAAATGAGCCGTGGTACATGAGGATTTGCGCTATCCAGTCGGCAAGGTCATAGTCTGACATGGAGCGGATTTTATCTCCGTTAGACAGGGGCGTGGGGTTCGTGTTTTTTGTGACAGGAATAAATGAGACTTTACCGTTTCCGCTGAATGTTGTGTCGTTCATCATTCACCCCTCACAATCGAGACAATCATCCACGCGACCGCGTAAAGCCAGACGGCAACAAGTGTAGCGAGCATCCCGGCGAACGCCCATGTTATGATTTCAATGAGTACCATATCTTTCCTCCCACGGAACAAAATATTCCCCGCAGATTTGACTAAGTTTTCTGTCAATCTTGGCCCATGCGTATTCTTGGTCAGCCGTGTCAGCGTTTACAATGTCAGCAAACTCGCAGTAGTTTTCAGCGACAGCATCCACGACTTTTTTAATTCTGTCGGCTCCAAAGCCGCATACATCATTTAGCGCAATCGCAAGGCAGTCCATCATAACTTGGCGGGTGAAGCGGAGAGTTTGTAACTTCTCCGCTTCTTTCTTGGCCTCGATACGGGCGAGGAAATTATTCTTTTTCATTTCGTCGCCCTTTTAGAAAAAATCTGGTCGACCGTTGCCTCGTCTGTTGGCATCCGCTCGACTTTGGTATTCGTGACCTTGATGCCGTCCGGGATTGGCTCGGTTACATCTTCCTCGGCCTGTGGAATCATTTCGAGGGAGGCGAGGACGGAGCCGATTAGGAGCATCAGCGTCGCCAAAATCCCCAAAATGCCGCAGAAGGCCAAGAGGTTGGTGGAATACGTGATTGTCATGCCCACGCCCAGAAGAACGAGCTGCATGGCCTGTCCCGCTACGAAAGCGATGATGGTTTTTTTCATGGTTGTACCTCCTCGATTACTACTTCGATGTGCGGATTGCCCTTGTTTACGGAGAAATCATCGGCGAAGCCTACGATGTCGGCCCACCCGTCGTTTCTCAAATAACCGGCCTTTACGAGGGCATCCTGTATGATTTTTCTCCCGTACCCGCTCACGTTGTCCTTGTCCCTGCGCCTGTCTTTCTCGACCCAGAGGTAGTACATCATGACCGGGTAACGGGCGCGCCATCCCCGGAGGCTCTTACGGGCGGCGGCTATCACTAGCCCCTCTGCCTCCTTCTTCATCGCCGCGGCCTTGTACCTGTTCGTCCTCTCCGCGGCTATGTAGTCGTTTAATCCCGGTAGTCTTCCGGGGATGATTAGTTTCATTGGCCCCTTCTGGCGCGTTTAACGGCCCGTATATGGATTTCGTTTACTTGGGCGCGTATATCTGCCTCTAGTCTGGATTTTTCCAGTTGGCGGCGTTTCTCGCGTGCCCACGATAGGTACGGCTCACATTGGGCATGGCATCCTATCTCCCGCTTCTCGCATCGGTAGCATGGGTTAGTCATGGAGAAGCCCCGCGGTCATACCGGCCAAGCGTTCGCGGACATCCGTTGGCATGATGGAGAGTTCCTGCTCCCGCTTCTGCATGATGTCGAACGAGCGTTGGAAATGGGAGCCGGTCACGGAGAATGTCTCGGCATCCATCATCGCCCATTCTTTCAGTTGGTTCGGCGTACCGACTACCTTCTGGACGATGGGCGGGAGTTTGGCGAATTCCTCCTCCGCGCCGTATATCCCGTTCTTACAGGCCTTGCTCACGAGGTTCCATGCCTCGATTCTTGTTAGCCCCCCGCCCTGCGTCAGTTCCCGTATCTTCTCGCTCACTTCGCCGATGGTAGGCGGGAAACCCTCTTTCCGCGTTTTTATCAGGGCCTTGACCGCCGCAGAAACGGTTTTCGGGTCATCCTCGGCAAACATCTCATGCCAGAGGGAAATAGCCTGTAACGCGCCGTCGCGGGTCATGTCGCGGTAGAAACTGGGGTAGGCGGTTTTGAGTACGCCCATGATGGCTATAGTTTCCTCGCGGGTCATACTATCCCCTCCTCACGGGCAATGTCGAAGAACACGTTGCCGCCCTTGGTCTCCTCGGTCTTTAGCGGGAAAACGCCCTGCCATCCCCTCTGGATGGACTGGTTGATGATGGCTATCTGCATGGCCTCATTGCCGGGGGCGAGTTCTTCGAGTTTGCGGATGGTCAGCTCACGGGCCTTGTCCGTAAGGGGCTTTTTCATCGCCTTTCTCGCCTTGGCGAAATCATCGAGAGCCAAATCTAGCCCCGAGGGGGGTATGGGGGGTAAATAACTATCGTTCTCTCTCTCTTTCTCTTTCTCATTCTCTTTCTCTCTCTCCTTACCGTTTTCTTCTGCCCGGTGGGGGGAAGAACTTTTGGTTTTGTTCTTCCCAGTGGGCGTAACAGAAGCGGATTCTGTTGTCTTTTTCATCCGCGCCTCTGCTTTCGAGCGGCCATTGGAGAGGGTAGGTTTGATGAGGCTGAATACGGCGCTCTGTACGCCGGTCAGATTCGGCTCTACGCCGTCTAGGGCGTAGGCTATGACCGCCATCATTACCGGCTCCCTGTCGCGTTTGGGGAGGTCTAGGAGGGCCTCGTAATAGGAGCGGTAGAAGGTAAACTGTCCTCTCTCCATGGCTTAGAACGGGAGTTCGCCGTCATCCTCAATCTCGGTGAAACCGGAGGATTGGGGCTTCTCCGTCTTACTGCCGCCGAAATAAACGTCCTGCGAGATGATTTCGAGCGTGGAGCGGTTGTTGCCGTCCTTGTCCTTGTAGGTGCGCTGTGAGAGCCGCCCGGTGATGATTATCTGGGAGCCCTTGGAGAAGTACTTCTTCACGAACTCCCCGGTCTGCCGCCATGCGACGCAGGAAAAGAAGTCGGTTTCGCGGTTCCCTTCCGCGTTCTTCCTGTCCCGCTCTACGGCCACGGAGAAGGTGCAGACGGGCGTGTTATTGGCGGTATAGCGGAGTTCCGGGTCTTTTGTGAGGCGACCGGCGATGGCTACGAAATTCAACATGGTTAGGTTTCCTTTCTGTATATGAGGTTTTGTTCATCCCAGTCGGGATAGATGTTGGAGAGGTATTCGCGGAATCGGTATTTCATATTCTCGCGGTCTCTCCGGGAGCCGTTATCATAGCGGTCATGGCAGGGGCGGCAGAGGGTGAGGATGTTCTGGGGAATCCCCAACCCTCCCTTGGAGCGGCTGATGTAGTGGGCCTCCGGTAGGCCAACGCGACCGCACCAGATACATATGCCGCCGTCCCGCTCGTACACTTCGCGCTTCGTCTCCGGGGTTATCGCGTGGGCCTTGGCCTGTTTCGAGGAGAGGCGTTTCATACCCATTCCTCCTTTAGGAGACTTAATTCGCGGTCTGTCAGGGTCTCTATGCCTATCGATTTGGCATCCTGTACGAGGCCGTCGATGAATACGGACATCTGGCGGGTGTCATAGCAGGATTGGCCAAAGTAGAGGCGTACGTTGATACAACCCTGTATCTTGCTCTCGAAGGTCTCGTATTGAAAGCCAAGGCCTCCTTGATGCGCGCGTATCAGAATCGGCGCGGCCTCCGGTTTACAGCAGTACACATCGGATACGCCGTATTCCCGTACGGCGCGGCGGTATACTTCCTCTTTGGAGTAGCGGAGGGTTTCGGCTATTTTGTCTATCAGCACCCATGAGTACGCATTCGCGTCCAAGGAACGCTTTTTGCGCTTGCGGGTAATCTCATAGTCCCCCGGCTTAAAATCCATTAGGAACCGCCACGCCGCTGAATCTTGGGTATCTAATACGAGGGCGTTACCCTCGCGCCTCGCGCCGGTGAGATTCATAACTCACCGGCATCGCGGAGACGCTTCTCTTCGGCCTTGGCACAGTCAACGCAGAGTTTCCGGTTATACCGCCTGTATGTCCACAATGCTATGTCGCTCACGGGCCAAGGGGAGCCATCCTTTCGCGTACTCGCCGTTATGGGGTTGCCGCAGTTGGAGCAGAATTCGGTCGGCGTCGCCTTACGGTAGTCCGTATCCTCACTCGCCGTCTGGTCGGGGTCATCGCCGGTGGAGATTTTGTAGGCTTTCATGAGGGCGTATTTGTCGCCGTAGGTCATCGCCTTGCCGTCGCCCTTATCCTGACTGTCGATACCAACGGAGAATACTTCGGTATCGATGTAGTCCTGCGGGTCGTCGATATTGACGAACCGGTAAACGGTCTTGATGCGGCTGTAGAAGGTCGTTTTCTTGCCGTACTGCGTCTCGGTTTCGAGCATTTCCGCATCCGTAGTCTCGCGGTGGGCGGGGAAACTGTATACTCCGTACTTGGCCTCGAGCGGCTTCACAGCATCAATGATGTCCCGCTCGGAAACGGCCTTATAGCCTTTGCCCTTGCCGGTCTCAACCATTAGGTTTTTCGCTACGGTCTGCAGTTCGGCGGTAATTGCCGCCATTCGCTGATATATATTCGTTTTTTCCATTCAGTCCTCCACATAGTCCCACGCATCGAGGCGTTTGATGCACTCGTCACAGCCTACGATGTCGCCGTATTTATCTTGGTAGAAGGTATCGGTTTCCGCGCCGCAGACCGGGCAGATGGGGAAAGGCGGCTCCGGGGGCGGCTCCGGGTAGTCATGTACTCCCCAACCCATCGTCTGCCTCCACATACTCCACGCAGGTAAAGCGCACCCCCAAGAACTCGGCGCGGTTCACGCGGAAGGGAACGCCGTCCGAGTTGATGGTGATTTTGCCGACCTCATGGGCCGGGAAGAAGTCGTTGAATGCCTCGTTCGGCATCAGAACGCTTGCCCCGCCTACGCCGCTGACGTTAATCAGAAGCCCGGAATCGTAGAGGTCGCGGACGGCGTTTGCCGCCTCGGTGCAACGCACCAAATCCGTAATGTCCCTCATATCAATGGCCCCCCAATTTCTTCTGCTCGACGATTTTGTAGCACATATGCGCCGCGTAGCTGATGGCTTGCATGAGGTCGAGTTCCTTGTCGCCTTTGATTTTGGAGTAACCCTCGACCTGCGGAACGCCGTTGAAGTAAACCGTCATGCAGAGGCGGTCGGGCTTCACTTTGATTCGCGTCTGCCATCCCATCTCGGCGGTAGCGGCGGGGATGAACACCTTCGTCCCTGTGGCTTCGGTTTCGGGCTTGACAGGCTCCTCAATCTCCATCTGCGCCGGGGGCGTTTTTTTCGCCTTTCGCTCCGCGGCGTTGCGCTCCAACGCGCGGTCAATATCCACCGGCATAGTCTTGCCGCACCGGTCGAAAGCCCACCGCACCATGTTGCGGCCCCAATTCTGTCCCACAGCACGCGATGCGATGGCTTCGTAGTTGCCGTCACGCACGAGGCCGATGCACTGGAGTACGGTGGCAACAGACCCGGAGGAAAGATTGAGCTTTTCCGCGATATCGCACTGGCGCATACCGTAGGCAACGTTCATCGTCACAATCTGGTCGCGCGTTTCATCAGTCATTTTGAATCCCATGTTCTTTTTCCTTTCTTATTTCGTGATTGCCGCCCGTATCTCGTCCATAGGAATGTGTCCTTTGGAGCAGACTTTATCGAGTTCGGCAAGCGTCAGCGTCTCCGGGCGTTCGAGGCGCGACCGGGCCGTGTTAGGCGTACATTCCAGAATCGCCGCCAACGCGGGGCCGTTCAGCCCGTAGCCCAAAAGGAGCCGCTTCATTTTCACAAACGGAACCTCGCGGGGCCGTGTGCGTGGCATTTCATACCTCCTTGATTTTTCCGGGAGGATGTGCTACCATCCTCATATAGTGTTTTCCCTATTGGCCTCGTGGGTGTTGCCGCACCCGCGGGGCTTCTTCTTTTACCCAGTCTGGGTGTCCGTATTATCGGACGGGGTTTCCGGGATAATCGGGATTGCTAGGATATCCCGGATGGCATCGACCATCTTCTGCGGCTCATAGGCCCCAGTGCAGATTTTCGAGAGATAGCTGTCATCGAAGTACAGGCCGGTCTTTTCGGCCACCTTCTCGCAAAGCCACCCCTGCGTCTTGTCCATGTCAATGAGCCGCTTCTTCACGGTCTTACCGAATACGGTATAAGCCAACGTTTCACCTCCCCACATATAGCGATTGACTTTTACGGAAAATTGTAATAATATTTACGTGCCACCGAAAATATTAAGGTTTTCCGTATCGTTGTGCCCATAATAATACCGTTTACGGTATTTTGCAACCCTAAAAATACGGTTTTCCTTAATTTATCCATTTTGCCCAAATTAGGAGGGATTGTTATGGGCATCTTGTACGAGAGAATTAAGGAACTATGCGAGGAGAAGGGCATAAAGATTGCGCAGATGTGCCGTGAGGCAGGTGTCTACCAAGGGGCCATTACCGACCTCAAAATGAAACGGAGCAGTAGCCTATCGGCATCAAACCTGCAGAAAATCGCCAGATATTTCGGCGTGTCGGTCGATTACCTCATGGGCGAAGAAACAACAAAGCCCCCCGCCGATACCGACGAGGAGCTGTGGGAACTGCGACAGGCGTTGCATGACCGCCCGGAATTGAAAGTGATGTTTGACCTCACCAAGAACGCTACCCCTGCCGAGGTCAAGAAGATGCTCAAAGTATTACAGTTGATGAAAGAGGATGACGTTATTGATTGATGACACCCGGCGTTTTGTGTATACCGATTTCGGCTCTTGGGCTTCCCCAACCCTCACGGTGGAGTGTGAGGACGGCGAGGTAGTTACGCTCCTCAATGCCCGGTACACCGTAGAACAGCTACGGGAGCATATGCCGCACGAGGATACGCACATCAAGAACAACCACTTTCAAGACGATAGGCCAATACAGGAGTTGGAGGCCGAAGCGGACGCGGAGCCGAGCGTGTCGGCCAAGATAGAGGAGTACGCAAAGAAGGGCATACATTTCGATATATCCGAGGATGCAACAGCAGAGGATTTGGAAGAGGCTGTGCGTGTCATTCGGATAGTCAGAGCGCAAGGGGGATAAAATGAGATTATTCGACTTGTTTAAGGCTCGAAACGCCACACAGCAGGATAAAAACGAAAAAGCCGAGCAATTGGCAAAAGATATGCCGCAGGAAGTACCGGATTGGTTGGTTTATCTAAACAAAAGAAAAAAATATGGGATAGACCAGAAAGAAATGCGGAAACTTGTTGCGAAGTACCCCAATAGGCCATACATGGATTTAATATGGGCAATACTTCAAGAACGTTCATTGAAGAACACGAGCAAGCCGGGGCTATACCGGAATGACCAAATGTATATGGCCGACCTGTTGTATGACGAAGAAAAGTATTCTGACGCTTTGAGGAAATACGGGTATGTTTGCTTTATTGACTTGAACGTAGACGGTTTTGGACTGGCACCGGGCATTATACAGATTATGAATCGGTGTCAAAAGCGCGCCGGTCTCTCTGACAACGAAATCAAAGACATTTTGAAGCAAGACTTTGCCTCTTATGAATGTGCGCGCAAAAAGACCGACGATAAAACCATTTCTGCTATTATCGCGGCAATGCGAAAGCAAAGGAACGAAGGGAAGAAATGAAAATCCCGGAGCCGCGAAAACTGAAAAGTGGGACATGGTTCCTGCAACTACGCCTAAACGGTGTCAGCGTACCTGTCACCGGCGAGACGGCGAAAGCGTGTAAAGATGCCGCCGCCGTCATAAAAGCCGAACACAGGGCCGGTGTGCGCGAAATAAAACGAAAAAAGCCCCAAGAACAGACATTGAAGTCCATTCTGGAGGCTTACATAGCAAAGCGCGAACCAGTCCGCTCCCCCTCTACAATCCGGGGATATACGCAGATAAAAGAGAACCGCTTCAAGGACTACATCGACAAGCCGGTGGACAAGATACCTTGGCAACAGATGATAAACGCCGAGGTCACAGAGTGCAGCGCAAAGACGCTCAAAAACTCATGGGGTCTCGTATGTGCCGCTCTCGCCGATGCCGGTCTCCCGGTTCCAAAAGTGGAACTCGCCGCCGTTCCGGTCAAGGAGATACCATTCCTCCAACCGGACGAAATAAAGCCGTTCTGCGAAGCCATAAAAGGCGATATAGCCGAGATTGGTATGTTGCTAGAATTGCAGGGCCTACGCCGCTCCGAGGTCTTGGGATTGGACTGGAAGGACGTAGACCTAAAGAACAAAACCATCCATGTCCACGGCTCACGGGTACAGAACAAGGACGGGGATTTCGTCACCAAAAACACCACCAAGAACAAATCGTCCTCCCGCCGCGTTCCCATCATGATACCTCAATTAGAGGACGCGCTAAAAGCCGTCAAAACGCGGCAGGGGCGCGTTGTAGACCAAGCGGAGAACACGCTATACCGGCATACGAAAGAGGCGTGTGAACGCGCAGGGGTTACGATAGTCGGCAACCACGGCCTCCGACATTCCTTTGCCTCGCTCGGCTATCACTTGGGAATTTCCGAGCGTCAACTGATGGAGATGGGCGGGTGGTCTGACTTCACCACAATGCACAAGATTTACATCCGCGTGGCCTCGAAAGACAAGGAATCGGCAAACAACGCCATATCCGATTTCTTCAAAAACGAGGCCAAGTAGTTAGCAAAATGAGTTAGCAAAATGGAGTGAAAAACGCTAACTAAACGCTAACAAGAGTTACTAAAAGCGCAATTATTTGATGTACTGAAAACGCCGATTTTCCTTGAAATAACAAGAAAAACCCGGAGCCTCAATGGGTTCCGGGTTTCTTCGTATGTGGTCGGAGTGGCGGGACTTGAACCCGCGCAGAAACCGCTATGCCGATTGATTTTACTATGTTTTTTCAACCGGTTAGCAATTTAGTTAGCATTTACAAGCCGGTATTCTGGGCGAAAGAGGTAATTGTTCACGTTCTCCTCTGGGTGGCCGTTCATACCGTATAGGTCAACGTATGGGATACCATTTACATCGTGGCCGTTTACGCTCCGGTCATCGCCGATACCAACAACCGTGGCCTTTTCCCACGGCCCACCCTCTCGGTTGTTGGGTAGGTATACTTTGTCGCCGGGGGTGAGGTCGGTTGCGGGAACTATCCGGGCGGTGATGAAGTCTTTGCCGAGTTGCATCTTTACGGGCTGTGCCGCATCGAGGTCAACAAGGAACTTGGTTAGGTCGTAGCTGTCCTGCTCCATGAAGTCCTCCGAGATGCACTGACGGCCCACTATCTCCCACCCTTTGATTTGGTAGAGGCCGTTGTCCCAATTGTCGCAATCGAGGTTACAGCATTTGTCTACGCCGATGCTCAAACCGCCGCCGAAAAAGTTGGCGATTACTTGAACCAGACGGGCAAGGCCGTAGCTGTCGGGAGGCTCACGAAAGCCCTGCAGTTTGCAGTAGGCGAGGAATGCCTCGATACTGTCGCGGCCTCCGTTCCAATGGAGATAAATGCCGGTGTCACAGGAACCGGCTGCGAAAGGCGATTTACTGGCGGTGATTACTGCTCTGTTTCCCATGGTATTCTCCTTATGAATGGTACTCAAATTTCACGAGCCAACGAACGGTTCGGTTGTTGGTCTGCTTTTCCGTTTCCTCTTTGATTCTGTCGAACAGGCCCTGCCGCTTCTCCTCCAGTTCCTTTATCTTCGACAGGGTGGTCGGGGAACGTAAATCGTTACCACATAGCGGGCAACACTCGCTCCGTAGATACTTTCTCGAAACCTTGGAGCCGCACTTCTGGCATCCGAGGAACTCGGCCTTGAAGTTCCGAACGGAGTGGGCCTTTTTATATTCGGCTACCTTTGTCGCACACTCAGAAGCGCGGGTTTTTAAGTCGGCGATTTTCTTCGTCTCCGTCGCTTTGGAGTAGTCGTAGTACCTCACGGCGTGGTCATCATAGAACCCCTTATCATGGGATTGAATCCACTTCTCTGCCTCGTCGCGGTTCCTCACGGGTTTGACTTCATCGTGCCACTTCAACGGGCCAGAGTAGCCGTCGCCGTCGTGTCGGGCCAAGTCTTGAATGTCCATCAAAACGGACTTGCGGTCGCAGTTTTCGTCGAAATCCCAATAGTAGATGTTGTGCATGGTGTACCTTCTCCTTATAATCCTATATAGGTCATGGCCTCCCAGAGAGGCATGGAGCCAACCGGCTCCCCGTTTTCGTCGTAGGCCCAGAACGGCCCTTCGCCGTCCTCGTAGCCTTGGTTCTGTATGGTGCGCCCGTTGTCGCCGGTGACGCTGTTGCAGGGGGAGGCAAGTAGGTAGGCCTCCACTACATCCCGCACGGTCTTCACTTCTTCCCCTCCTGTTCGAGCCACGCCATGTACCGGGCGTGCTCCATCATCTTGAAGCTGTGGTACTCGGCGAGAAAGCTGTCCGCGAGTACGTAGAAAACGAACATGGCAACGATTCCGAAAATCCATCCCATCATTTCTTTCTCCTTTCTGCCTCCCCCGCGAGGGGGAGGCTTTTCTTGTGGCTTACGCCTTCGTGTAGTAGCCGTAGACGCACCGCGTTCCGTCGCGGGAGCAGTCGTAGGTGTCGTAGAGTACGCCGTCCTTGACGCAGGTCAAATGCTTGCTCACGCTCACTATCAGCGTCCCTTTGGGGAGTTCGTCGGCGCGGAGGTGTACCTTGCATCCGCTCCCAAACTGCATCGTCGGGTGCCAGACCCAACCGAGTTTTTCGAGGTATTCCTTGCGGATGCTCTTGTACATCCCGTTCCGGGCCGAGCTTCTGTTCTTGCGGCCCTTTGCCGCCGCCTCCGCTTTGCTCATGGCTTCGAGGGTCTTGTAGACCTCCTTGTAGTCCTTGCCGGTGGCGTTGCAGATGGCCCGGCAGACGCAATCGCCTACGTTATCGGCCTTGTAGTACTGGCTACGCCCTCCGTCGCTGTAAACGAATTTCATGTGTACCTCCTTGACTTTCTCCTGCCGGGTGTGGTATTCTTCTCGGTGGTAGGGGAGGCCCGGCAGGGTAACCTCCCCACTTTCCAGATTTAAGTCGTCGCGGGGGTCAAATCGCAGGCGGCTTAAATTTTTTTGCTTCTGACGTACTCGGCAGCTTCGTGCATACCTTTGAGGTCGAGATTCTCCGCGATGGTTTCCAGATACGCGTTGAGCTCTACCGTGGTCATGGCATCCACCTCCTCGGCTCTGCCGTTGGCCTCCACCTTTATCCCTCCTTTCTGGTCTAATCTTACTACGTTGCCACGTTGTTCTCAAGATGGGATAACTCCCAAGGTTATCCCGTAGTTCTTGTACATTGAGCGCAGTATGCCAGATGGCAAAAAACTGGCGGCAGGGGTTGTCCTGCCGCCGTTGTATTAGTATTTCCTGCGGGTTCCGTACCACGCAATCTGCTCTCCGAGGGCCATCTTCATACCGGCCCCGGCGTTCTCGGCTTCGGCCTCGGTTTCGTACTCGTAGATGTCCACCTTGCCGCCGTCCCAGATGATTACCAGTTCAAAAATCATATTGTACCTCCTTGTGGTATGGGGCCGGTTTCCCGGCCCCGTTTGTTTTAGGCGATTTCGTACCAGATTTCGTTGCGGTTGTTGGTGAGCCAGTTCTTGTTGACCCGGTGGGAGCCTTCGGCGTTCTCGGTGGTGTTGCGGTGCCATCCGTAGCTGCGGCGGCAAAGAATGGCCTCGTAGGTCTCGAACTTGTACCCGGCGTGGTAGGGGGTCTCAACCTTGCCGACCTTCTTCATAATCCGCATCAGGTAGATGCTGTCGGCCTCGGCGTTCCAGAGGGCGTCGGCCTTCTCAATCGCTTCTTCGAGGGTCTTGGCTTCAATGGCCTCGTAGTTGTAAGACTTGGGGGAGTTGGCTTTGTAGTCGGTGTAGATTACGTATTTCATGGGGGTTACCTCCTGTTTCATTTTCTGGCCTAATAATACTACGTTGTAACGGATTGTTCAAGGGTGGATAACTCCCAAAGTGTCCGGGACAAACTTGGCTAATGAGCGCAAAAGCGGCAGGTCTTACCCTGCCGCTTCTTCATTTGTAAATCAGTTCCTCTCGTTTGAACGTCCGGTCATACTGTTTCTCCGGGGTTTTGCCGTCCATAAACCGTCTTGCGGTTGATGGGCAGTCGTTTTCTGAAACCGTGAAGCATCGGTTGCTCTTGTAAACAATGTCGTAGAGCCGCGTGCCGTAAAAAACGTATTCGCGGATGAATTTAATTTGCGCCATATCGTACCTCCTTACCACGTGTCAATCCTGCGGACGCTGATTATCTCAATAACCCTTTCGCCGCTTTCCCGGAGTTTTCGGATTGCATCCTCGCGATTTTTTGCGAGAATTGTCTTAGAGCGAATATAGCATCCAGAGCCGTAGTACGTAATGCTCCAATCGTATGACCACTTACCCATGTCATGCCTCCTTAGCTAAGTCTCTGGTATCCGATACGGTCGAGAGTCAAAGATTCCCAATCAACCTCGATTATTGCGGCTCGGCGTTTCCACACGGGCCGATTTGCGTTATCCTCGCTGTTTGTGTCGGCGATTTCCTTTTTGATTTGCCGAACTACGTGGTCGCGGGACTTGCCCTTGAATTCCCATGTGAGCCACCCTGCGGTGTCGCGGATTCGCACCGTCCACCATTCATAATTAAACGATGCCATGTCGTACCTCCTCATCTCATTTTCTGGCCTAATATTACCACGTTGTAACGTAGTTTGCAATATGGGATATTCGCCAAAGGTTATCACGTATTTTTGTATATAATATACGTTGTTACGTTGGTGCAGATGTGCTATACTTCCGATATGGAGGTGACGGTATGCCAGTATCGGAGAAACAGGCCGGGTATCGGGATAAGTACGATAAAGCGCATTTCGTGTATAGGTCTGTAAAAGTGAAAAAAGAACTGCTTGCCGATTTTCTCGCGGCTTGTAAGGAGCGAGGAGAGAGGCCGAATACGGTGATGCGACAGGCAATGGAAAAGTATGTTGAGGCGTATAAGAAAGAATTAGAGGAGAATGACGAGTAGTTAACGGGGGAACAAAAATGGTCACGTTGAAAAAGGCAATAAAAATCGTCCTCGAGGGCGATGCGGAAAAGCGAAACAAATTGATAGACAAATTGAGCGAAGAAGATGCGAAGCAGATGCTCAAAGTGATTTTGAAGACGGTAATTGAGAAAAACGATAACCCTTTCAGCGAAAAGAAAACGGACGAGGAATAATCCCCGTCCGTTATTCTATTGGAGTTTACGCATGAGGCTGGCGTAGAGGCGCGGGTTAACCACCCGGAGGGTAGATACCAATTCGTCGATTATGGGCCAGATTTCGGCGGGTGTACGCCCGTTTACCACGGAGGCGAAGTCACTATCGCTGTCGATTTGAACGGCGTTTGTGGGCGCGTCTGCGGCGTAGGAATACATATTGCCGGGGTCGGCAAAATGGTTGCCGAACAGCTCATTGCGGATGGTATAGAAAGCCGCCAGTTTGATGCAGGTGTTGGCGTTGGGGTTGCGTTCCCCTTGGCATTCGGCGATAGCCTCCTGCAAATCCTGTTCGGTTATCACAAGAGGCCACCTCCGTTACATCTGTTCCATTTTGGTCACAAGACGCTGAATCTCCTGCCGGGTACGGTCATCCGGGGCCTCGTTCATGAGGTCGCGGAGGCGTTCGACCATATCGGCGTCGCGGGAGTAGTTGCGGGAATAGCGTCCCATGCTATCCCGCTTGTAGGACATATCGCCGTCACGATAGGAGTTGTGGTAAGAATTGCGGTAGTTGTAGGAACCGCCGTTGTAGGAGCCGCGGGAACTATACTCCCCTTCCTCCTCGTAGGTCTCGATGATTTTATCGAGGTTCTTGATGGTGTGGGCGAGTTTGTCTACGACATCGAGGGAACCGGCAGTAAGGTCGCCCTTTTTGCCGTACTCCTCGAGCTCTTTGCAGAGCAGGTCTTTGAGGTCATAGATAGCGTGCATTGTCGTTCTCCTTTCACGCGATGCGCGCCACGGTCAGATTGGCGTTCTGTACGTTAATCGCTGTTGCGGGGTCTGCGGCGGTCGCGCCGAAGGAATCGTTCTCAACGGAGACGGTATAGCAACATCCCTTGGGGACGGTGATAATGGCCGTACTGGTCACGTTGAAGTATTCATCGACGGCGGCGGGTGTCACGATTGCGCGGCTCGTCTGGATGGGTTCGCCATCAATGGCGAGAGCGATGGCAATGGGGCCGACCGTACCGTCCTCCGGAACGGCGATATTGGCATTGAAGGTCACCTGATACCGGGCGAAGCATCCGCAACCGTTGACGATACCCCGGAGAGTAAGGATTCCAGAACCGTTCCGGTGAATCACGTAACCGCGATTGCAGGGGACGGAATCTTCAAGTAATACGTTCTGGTTCGGTTGTACCAACTGAACCGGGTTGTATACATACTCTGCCATGGGTATCACCTCACGCTACGCCGCAACCGCAACCGTTGTTGGCGCACGTGAAGATGGGGGTGCGACCGTAAACGGGCGTGGTCGGGACGGGGCAGGAGTTGAGGCGGTTGTACAGAGCGTCCACTTCGTTGGCGAAGCCCTGCGAAATGAAAGCGTTCTGCGCGGTCTGGGACGCGGCAATCTTAGCGTCGGAGAGTTCGCTGCGGAGGGCATCGTTCTCGCGCTTATAGCCGTCGAGTTCGAGCTGACACAGCTTGTCGAGGATGGCCTGAGTGTTCGCGCTGTTCGCGGTACGGGTCGCGTTCTCCTCGGTGGCGATGGTGTACTTCAAATCCTGCGTGGCCGCGCGGTTATCACAGCAACACTGTGCAAGCTGCGACTGGAGGCCAAACATCTGCTGCATGGTCGCCATCTGGGTCTGGTTGAAGCCGTTCGTCACACCGGCGAAGCCGTTGCACAGCTGTGCGGAGATGTCGCCGAAACCGGAGGTGATTTTGTCGCCGATGCTCGTAATCTGGGTATTGAGCATCTGGTCGCGGAAACCGCCGTTGATGTTCTGGGAGTTGTTCATCCAAGGGTACAGGTCGCCGCCGAAGCCGCCGCCGAAGCCGTTGTTGTTCCAACCGCCGCCGAACAGGACGAGCAGGAGGATAATCCAAGCCCAATCCCCGCCGAAGCCGAAGCCGCCGTTCCCGCCGTTTCCGTACATGGGGGCAACAGGCATGACCATGTTGCCTTCATCAGTGAGAGCCATAAGGGAAAAATCCTTTCAAAATGTATTTATTCACGCCGTCTATGCGCACTCGACGGAACGAATACTTCTGAAATGGGGTAATTAAAGGGGCATTTTTGTGAAAAAATCTCAAAATAGCCCCTTAAAACAACATTTTTGCTATTTTACCGCCGAAACTGCCCCGCCATCTGGTAGGCCCGGTTCACAGCGTCCTGCGATACTTGGCCGGTCTGGAGAAGATGGTTCAAGATGGCGTTTGGGTCATTGGCGATGTTCTGGGGGACATTCAAACGCTGTTGGAGTAGGGTCTGCATTGGGTTCTGTTTGAACTGTTGGAGCATACTCATAATCTGCATCGGGTTCATTCTTCGTCCTCCGTTCTCTTGACCGTCTTGCGTTTCCCGGCGATGCCGTAGACATCACCGCGTATCGCCTCTATATTCCCTTTGAGGGCATCGAGGGCCGCGTTAAACGCCGCCAAATCGTCTTTTGTCGCGTAGTCGGATAGTTTACCCTCCTGCTGTTTGGGCGCGTCTGTGCGCTCTACGAGGTCGAAGATTTTGATAGTGGGCCGTCCGGAGGCATCGGCCTGTTTGAGGTAGATTGCCGGGGATGATGCGTCCCAGAGGGCGACGGCGGCGTTGGGGGCCACGGGGTACATCTGGGCCTCGGAAAAAGAGCCGACCCAGATAAGGGATGACGGCTGTTGCGTCTGCTGTGTCGGTTGAATGGGCTGATAGTACGCCTGTTGGTAGGGCTGATAAGTCGCGGGGAAATAGTTGAACGATGGCATAGTCATTCATCCTTTCGCCAGAAGTATTGGGGAATCTCGTTTGAGCTGTCCCATGAATCGAATAGAACGCCGTCCGATACGGTTGCGACATGACCGCCGAAGCCAAGGACGAAAGTACCGGTTGGGTGGTCGTTGGCGAAGTCTGCGGCGGTATAACAGTCGGGGCAGGTATTCGGTACGGCCTCGCGGTAAAAGCCGTTCTGCCGCAATACAGAACCCCAGACGCTGTCCGAAGACGGCATATCTCCCATGAGGAAACCGGCGAGGGCGATACGGGCGTACGCGGTCTCCCAATCGACATTAAGGGCTTTCGCAACGGCCCGGATAGCGCAGTCACCGACGCGCCGTCCTGCCGGGTTAGGGTTATATTCCTGCCACATACTCACGCCTCCATTCGGCCTCTATTTCGGCGGCTTGGGTAAAGACTTCTAAGCCGACAGGGTCATTGTCGGCCAAGTACTCGTTATAGATGAACCATGCGTCTTCATCGGAGAAGCCGCAGGAAATGAGCCGCTCGATATAGTCCATACCGCACCGCCTTTCTGGTATTAGGATATAAAAAAAGAAGCCCTCCCGCGATGATGCAGAAGGGCAAATTTGGTCTGTATTAGTGCAATTTTCGGGCAAACAAAAATCGCCCCCTCCGGTTACGGAGAGGGCGGTAGTGGGACATGACGGAATAGTACGGCCTGTCCCTTATATATGATGTTTTTGCAATGGCGAACGGATATATCGAATTCCTCGGCCAACGGCTCGAAACACACGCCGTCAATGAGGCGTCGCTTTAGAATCTCTCTGTCCCGTTCGTTGTGAATGTACTCGTCAATCAGATTCCGAATCTGACTGTTGGTATACTCCATTCGGCACCTCTGCGTTCGTTGTATACCGTTCCTCTAGGGCGTTGCAATACTGCCGCCACATGATGTCGTTGGCAATAAGGGAGCAGACGGCAACGGCAAGAGCCGCTACAAGGGCAATAACAGTAATTTTGAAAACTCTTTCCATCCTTGCCATAGTACCCTCATGCACGAAGTAGGGAACAGCCGCTTGTTTTTCTTCTTCCATGGTTAATCCCCTCTATCTCTTTTTGGGAAAGTATATCACCCGGCGCGGTGGTTTTCAAGGTCGGCGATACGATTGTCCGCAACCTTTACCTTGTTGTCGAGTACGGCGTAGTCCCGCTCCAGTTTGTACGTGCGCTCTATCAGTCCGTTGTGTTTGGCGACCTCTTGGCGAAGATTGGAAACCTCGGTCTTGATGACATCGATTTCGCCCTGTATCTTCGCGTCGCTGATTTCGGATTGTTTGTCGAGTTTGGCGTATAGGTCTTTCGCGGATGCGTGGGAGATAATAAGCTGAATGATGATAGAGCCGCAAACCGTAATGATTCCGACGATTACCGCATCGCTCACATCGTCACCACCATTTCCTTGCGTTTTCCGCGGAGCGTTATGGTGTGGAGGCTGTGGACAGACGGCAGGAGCATCTTCTGGGCCGCGTACCCGGAGTATTCGAGCCATGAGGTCATGTTGATTACTTTGAACGGGCGAACGGAGACCTTGTTGTTATGAGAATCGATAACGATTTTGCCGGGGGTGGTGGTGAAAGGCTTATGGGTATGGCCCATTATCAGCGCGTCCATTCCGTCTATGGCGTAGCCGAAACGTTCCCCGCGTAGTACGGCCCCGGAGGTGAGCATACCGCCACCGGCCCCGTGGGTGACAACGAGGGTATATGTTGGGTTCTTTGTCCCGCTCGCATCCTGTTCGCCAAACTGTAGCTTCACAAACGCCATGCTCTCCCGGTATATCTCCTCTTTGTCGATTTTGCAGAGGATGTCATACATAGGGTCATCGTCTGCGTCTTTCCCGCTACGCCTCTCATGGTTTCCCCCAACGGCGCAGAGGATTTGGTCTTTCACCGGCTCCAAGATTTTCGCCATTTCTTTCTTCTGCGCGGACGGGCGAATGGTTTCCTCGAAAATGTTGGAAACGGAGGAGCGGGTGGCGTTGTTGATTAAATCCCCGCCGAGCACCAGATATACATTCGGCTTGTTTTTAACGCTGTCGATAAAGCTGATAAACTCCTGTTCCATGCATTCGCGCGCGCCCAAGTGAACATCGGCGATGGGGATGATGGTTATATCCTCTCGCGGGAACTTATGGATTATCATTTCAAAGTCAGGCAGCATTACAACGCCCTCACAATCCACATGATTGAGTTCAAATAGTTCTCGTTGCCGCGGATGTACTTCTTGCAGGATTGGCCGATAGCATACAGTTCGTTGATTTTTCGCTGTACACTTTCCGGGTCATAACCCGCGGCTTTGAGTTTCGATGTTCGCTCGGCCCCGATGCCGTACTTCCCCGCCAAAACCTCGGAAACGATTACCGGGTCGGCGGGTTTCACAGCAGGAGTAGGAGCAGGGGCGGGAGCGGGGGTCGCTTCTCCCCTCGCCAGTTCAAGCCATGTTGAATAAGAGCCGTTGAATTGGTCAAAGTCTAAATTTCCGCTGTACCCATTGAGCCGTCCGCAAGAGGTATATTGGTGCATCGCATAAGACGAGAACGGCTCCACGCTTCCCTTCTGCCACGGATGGTCGAGAAAGCCGTATACCGTCGCCATGTCCGCATATTGAGCAATCCACAGCGGATGGTCTGTGAGGTCGTAGAACGGCTGTTCACGCACGACAGAGAGGGAGCAATAAATCATCGCTCTCACGCCAGACAGCGCGTAGAAGCGGTCTAAGAAGCGTTTGAGCCACGATGTACCTTTGAGCAACGCTTCGCCCTCGTAGTCGGCAACCGGGATACCCTTGCCTATGTACGGTTTGACTGTGTTATAGAAATGCGTTGCCTCTGCGTCCGCGTCTGCCCCATCGCAGTAATGATAGAATCCAAACGGTTTGTCATGGTCAGAGAGCCATTTAACCCACCCGGCGTATTCGGGATTGACATACGATGCGCCTTGCGTTGCTTTAACAATTACACCATCAAGCGGATTTGTAGCAAAAAGGGATTGTAAGTCAATCCCCTTTTGCCAACTGGAAATGTCAATCAGATTCATCATCGTCAAGATGTTTACCATCGTAGTCGATATGAGCCGCGTCCGCAATGGATTCGGCAAGCATATAGATTACGATGGATGCCCCGGAGAGGATAAGCCCCTCGGTCGAAGCGGCGCGTTCCGGGGAGCCGCCGCAGTAGACGATAAGGCCGCTTACGAATCCCGCAACGGCAACCCAGAATTTGCGGGAAGAAAGTTTGCGAATCCAGTCAATTTTGTTCATGATGTTTCTCCTTATCTGTACCCCTCGACTCGGTAAACCAACAGGTTCGCACTCGTCCCCATAGTGATTGCTCCGCTTGAGGAAACCGCCATCGTAGTGGGTCTGTCGGTTGAAAAGGTAACGCCGTTCGATGCAACAACAAACCGCTTAAAATGATAGTTTACTGAGCCAGAGCCGGGAAAATAAAGTGCCATGGGTTCATTGAATGAATTACCATAGGTGGTATCTCTTGCACCGATAATGTATTCCGTTGTGCCTTGATAACCACCATCAGTGTTTCCAAAATTGATTTTTATCTTGTCGAAATTGTAAACCGACTCCGACAGGGTTCCTGTGTCCGCACCATGCGTTCCTGTCGCGTTAAAAAGCACCTTACATTTGTTCGGAATTGTTCCGTTTGCCATGCCGTTCTCGGCGGCGGCTGATTGATTTATACGAAGAATGGGATAGCGACTCGAACGAAGTACGTGAACGCATTGCCGTGGGCGAACACCTTCACACTGCCGTCAGTATCGAGGCTTACCGTTGCCGTCTGCCCGTTGAACATGGTCGAAATTTGAATAAGCTCGCTCGGATGAACGTCCAACGTGTGAACCGTAGTCCATTGCTCAGATGCGAATCCAGTATTTTTTCTAATGTTCACATAGAGGATGCAGAGGCTCCCTTTCCGCTGTGCGAAACTGGTATTAAGAGTCAGCCCAGCGGAAGCCGGAGTGGTCAGAGTCGGATTATTATATCCGCGCTCCGTCACAATCGTCCCATTAGCCACGGGGTTCACCCCCGTTATCAATCAGCCCGTAAGGGGTTACCTTACGCCGCCTCTGACCCCCTTTCGGAAGTCTTGAGAGAGTACCGAAGTACCCCCCCCCCACTTTAGTACATTAAAGTTGCTCATGTTCAGCCCTCCGCGACAGGCTCCGGGGAAACGCGGTTGTCAAACACCTGCGAGGCCACGCAGATGCCGTCATCGCGGACAATCTGCACCAT